GACTATTCTGCGTGTACAACATGGGGTGTGTTCCACAAAGACGAGAATGAGAGCGATGTGAACATCATTTTGCTTGATTCGTGGAAGGATAAGCTGGAGTTTCCCGAGTTAAAGCAGAAAGCGAAGGAAATGTACGATGAATGGCAACCTGATGCCTGCATTATTGAGGCAAAAGCAGCGGGCGCGCCGTTGATATTTGAGTTAAGACGCATGGGTGTGTACGTTCAGGACTATACGCCGACGCGAGGTAACGATAAGTTCGTGCGTTTGAACAGCGTGACGGACTTATTCTCATCCGGTAAAGTGTGGGCACCCGAAACCCGTTGGGCTGACGAGGTTATCGAGGAGATGGCAAGGTTTCCGAACGCAGAACACGATGACTTGGTAGATAGCACGGTACAAGCATTGATGCGATTTCGGCAGGGCGGATTTTTGCGGCTTGATTCCGACGAAGAAGACGATGATGTCGGCTTCCGGCGCAAGCGCGTTTACTACTAAGGACTATCATGGCGACAAATTTTGACAAAGCTCTATATCAGGCTCCACAAGGACTAGATTCTGGGGACGATATGCAAGGAATTGACATTGAGATCGAGGATCCAGAGTCTGTATCTATAGGACTAGGTGATATAGAGATTGATATCGAGCCACATAAGGAAGCAACCGACGATTTCAACGCAAACCTAGCTGAGTTCATGGAAGAGAACGAACTTCAAGAACTAGCTGGGGACTTATTGTCTGACTTTGAGGACGATATTGATGCTCGCAAGGATTGGATGCAGACGTATGTCGATGGCCTAGAACTATTGGGGATGAAGATTGAAGAACGATCAGAACCATGGGAAGGAGCATGTGGCGTTTACCACCCGCTGCTATCAGAAGCTCTTGTCAAGTTCCAAGCCGAGACGGTCATGGAAACATTTCCGGCTGGCGGCCCTGTTAAAACTAAAATCATCGGTAAAGAAACTCCACAAAAGAAAGATGCTGCGGAGCGAGTTCAAGATGATATGAACTATGAGCTGACCGAAGTCATGGTCGAGTATCGCCCAGAGCATGAGCGCATGGCTTGGGGTTTAGGTCTGTCAGGTAACGCATTCAAGAAGGTCTACTTCGATCCTAGTCTAAATAGACAGGTGGCTTTGTTCATCCCAGCCGAAGATGTGGTGGTTCCTTATGGCGCGTCTAACTTAGAGACCGCCAACCGTATGACCCATGTCATGCGTAAGACCAAGAATGAACTGCGCCGCTTGATGGTGGCTGGCTTCTATAAAGATATCGACTTGCCCGAGCCACAGAATACGTTGGACGATGTAGAGAAGAAGATTGCGGAGCGTATGGGTTTTCGCGCTACGTCGGACGATAGATATAAATTGCTGGAAATGCAGGTATATCTAGATCTGCCAGGCTATGAGGATAAAGATGACAAGGGCAAGGATACTGGCATAGGTCTGCCATACATTGTAACTATCGAAAAAACTTCTCAAGAGATTTTAGCTATCAGAAGGAACTGGCATCCTGACGATGAAACATGCCAGAAAAGGAATCACTTTGTTCACTACCCATATATACCCGGCTTTGGTTTCTACGCCTTCGGCCTTATACATCTTATCGGTGCTTTTGCTAAGTCTGGTACTTCTATTATTCGTCAGCTTGTTGATGCTGGCACTTTATCGAACTTGCCTGGCGGTCTCAAGACTAAGGGAATGCGGGTCAAGGGAGATGACACTCCAATTTCTCCCGGCGAGTTCCGAGATGTGGACGTCGCGTCGGGAACCATTAGAGACAACATCCTCCCTCTCCCATACAAAGAACCAAGCCAAGTCCTCTTAGCGTTGATGAACCAGATCGTTGACGAAGGTCGACGGTTTGCTGGCGCGGCAGATCTGAAGATTGCAGATATGTCAGCCAATTCTCCAGTCGGTACAACACTGGCTATTCTTGAGAGAACGCTCAAAGTAATGTCAGCAGTTCAAGCGCGTGTTCACTACGCGATGAAGCAAGAGCTGAAACTGTTAAAAGAAATCATTCGCGACTACACGCCGGATGAGTATGAGTATGAGCCGGTAGAAGGTTCGCGCCGCGCTAAGAAATCTGACTACGATCAGGTAGATGTAATTCCAGTCTCTGATCCTAACGCCGCAACTATGGCGCAGAAGGTAGTCCAGTATCAGGCGGTCATGCAAATGGCGCAGGCTAATCCTCAGATATATGACTTGGTAGAGCTGAATCGCCAGATGTTGGAAGTCTTAGGTATCAAAAACATCGGCAAACTGGTACCTAGCGCGGAAGACTTTAAGCCTAAAGACCCAGTGCAAGAGAACATGAACATCCTTAATGGTAAGCCTGTTAAGGCGTTCATCTATCAAGATCACCAAGCGCACATTCAAGTTCATCAAGCAGCTATGCAAGATCCAAAGATTGCGCAGATTGTTGGACAAAATCCTAAAGCTCAAATGATTCAAGCGGCTGCACTGGCGCATATCAACGAGCATGTGGCGTTTGAATACCGCAAACAGATAGAAGAGCAACTGGGCATTCCTTTGCCAGAGATGGACAAAGAATTGCCGAAAGATATGGAAGTAGAAGTATCCCGCATGATGGCTATGGCAGCACAAAAACTGTTACAGAAAGATCAAGCGGAAGCCCAGCAGCAGCAGGCGCAACAAGCGGCTCAAGACCCAATTGTTCAAATGCAGCAGCAGGAGTTGATGTTAAGGCAGAAAGAAGTAGAACTGAAAGAGAAAAAACTTGCTATGGATGCCACGGCAAAAGCTGATGAAATTGAACTAGAAAGATCTCGTATTGAAGCTCAAAAAGAAATTGCTGGTATGCAAGTAGGGGCAAAAGTCGCTGCTGAGAAAGCAAGATTTGAGGGCGAGATGGAGGTTAAAGGTTTGGAAATCGGAACAGCAATTGCTAAAGACAGATTAGATATGGGACACAAGGATAAGCAACATGCGCTCAATGTTCACCAAACATTGAATCCTCCCAAGCAAAACAACCCGAAAGGTAAATAAATATGGATAAGGCGTTTGAAATTCTCATTCAACAAGTGAGAGATAAGCGTCAGCAGATAGTCGAGGCCGTTTCAAGCAACGCTGCCAAAGACTATTCTGAGTATCAAAAACTCTGCGGCGAGATTCGGGGTCTCTCGATTGCAGAGGGTTTTATTCTTGACCTTGCAAAAACTATGGAGTTATCTGATGAGTGAAATCGCAATCGCCACCGAAGACGGCGAGGTATCAACTCTGCCACAAACAGCAGAGGAGAAGGCGAAACAATTACCGGATCCAACTGGATATCACATCTTAGTAGGACTACCGGACAAAGAGGAAAAATTCGAGAGCGGCCTGTTAAAAGCAGACGCAACCATGAATCACGAACAGATTCTGGCTACCGTATTTTTCGTAATCAAAATGGGGCCTGATTGTTACAAAGACAAGAAGCGCTTCCCAAATGGCCCATGGTGTAAGGAAGGGGATTTTATTCTCGCCCGTCCTAACACTGGTACTCGCTTAAAGATACATGGTCGTGAGTTCCGACTCATTAACGACGATGTGGTTGAAGCGGTTGTGGATGATCCTCGCGGAATATCCAGGGTTTAACAAAGGAGAAACAAATGGCAAACAAGATGGATACGGAGGACTTCAAGTTCCCCGATGAAGTGGAAAACGCCTCAGATTTTGAGATAGAAATTGAGGACGATACTCCACCAGAGGATCGAAATCGCGAGCCTTTACCAAAAGATATAGTGAATGAGCTTGAAGAAGATGAGCTTGAGAACTATAGCGAAGGGGTAAAAGAACGTCTAAAACAGATGAAAAAGGTCTGGCATGACGAACGCCGCGAGAAAGAACAGGCACTACGTGAGCAGCAAGAAGCTATTGCTTATGCACAGCGTATGCAAGAAGAGAACAAAGCGCTAAAAGGTAGGCTTTCTGTAGGTGAGCAAACATTTGTTAATACTTACAAAAATGCTGCCGAATTAGAGTTGGACAATGCTAAACGGGATTACAAAGAAGCCTATGACATGGGCGACGCTGACCGTTTACTACAGGCGCAGGAAAAGTTGTCATCGGCACAATACAAATTGCAAAGAGCAAATGAGTATGTTCCGTCTAGACAATCTGAAGAAACTGATGTACAACCCGCAACAAACACAGTACCTCGCCCTGACCAACGAGCGATTGCGTGGCAAGAGCGCAATGAATGGTTTGGTAAGGATGAGGAAATGACTAGCCTGGCTCTGGGTTTACATCAAAAGCTAGTCGCTCAATATGGGACGTCATATCCGTCTACAGATGAGTATTGGAAGAAGGTCGATGACACTATGCGTCGTCGATTCCCAGAGCATTTTGGGGAAAAGGATGAGGACGAAGCGCCACAAAAAGCGCAACGTACCAAAGCCGCTCCTGTCGTAGCCTCCGCTGATCGCAGCACACCCTCCAAAAAGGTGAGGCTGAAACAGTCGCAAGTCCTGATTGCCAAGAAATTAGGATTAACACCGGAGCAGTACGTCAAGGAAATGATGAAATTGGAGGCTACAAATGGCTGAGAATAGAACACCCCGTAATGTAGAAACACGCGTCCAAGCGGAACGCCCTAAGCAGTGGAAACCCGCAGAGCTTCTGCCAGAACCAGATAAGCTCCCTGGATATGCGTATAGATGGATTCGCGTTTCGCTTCAAGGAACATCTGACCCACGCAACTACTCTGCCAAACTCAGAGAAGGTTGGGAGCCAGTGAAGATTGAAGAGCAACCACAATTTCAACTGCTAGTCGATGAAGGTAGCCGTTTTAAAGATGGCATCGAAGTCGGCGGATTGTTACTTTGCAAGACACCGATTGAGTTCGTGGAGCAGCGTAATAACCACTATCTCAAACAATCTGAAGATCAGATACTGTCTGTGGATAACAATTTGATGCGGCAAAACGACCCTCGTATGCCTCTATTCAAAGAGTCGAAATCTTCGACATCTAGGAGTGGTGGCTAGTTAATTTTTTGGAGTAAACAATGGCATATCCAACTGTATCCAAGCCTTATGGCTTGCTACCGGTCAATCTGATCGGTGGACAGGTGTTCGCCGGTTCTACTCGCCTGATGTCAATTGCTAGCGGTTACGGCACAGATATCTTCTTTGGCGACGTAGTAAAGCGCGCATCTGACGGCACAATCCAGAAAGACACTGGCACTAGCACAGCTACGCCTGTTGGTATTTTCATGGGTTGTACTTACACTAACCCAAGCACCAAGCAGAAGCTGTTCTATCAGAACTTCCCTGCTGGTACATCTGCATCAGATATTCAGGCTTACGTAGCTGACGATCCTGACGTTTTGTTCAAAGTAGCGACTGTATCTAGTGGCACAACCGTAGCTTTCTACGGCCCAACACTGATTGGTGAAAACGCTGTTTTGTGCCAGAACGCTGGCTCAAACAACACTGGTGATTCGGCTGTTGCGATTTTCGGTGGTAACACTGCAACTACAGCTTCATTCCCAATCCGTATCGTTGACGTTGTTCCTGATACAGGTAACGGCTCGAACGGTTATTGCGAGTGGATCTGCAAGTTTAATGCACCATACGTAACAATTTCCGTCAACTTGGCTGGCGCTAATACAGCTACTGTAACCGGCGGTCATGCGTATCTCAACCCAACCGGCGTT